TAAGATGAGCTCCCTTACAGCCCTTAGCTCTTGCCTCATGCCCCCATGCAACCGCTACACCAGTAGGATCACTAACAGATGAGGCTCCATAATCCCCTGTAGCAGATGCAAAACCGTGTCGCTCGTCTGATCCTGCCTCTTTGTTTACCTTACTCATAGTAAAATCAATAGCCATCTTTACAAGTCCTGCAATAGATAATCTAGCTCCGATCTTAATATCAGTAGCACATACCTTAGTATTATCTCCGCTCTTATCCATCTCTCCAGATAACTCTACCTCATGGAATACGCTATGTGCTGGATCATAATATCCGAAACAATCTAACGGATACTCGCAAGCGTGAAAACCTGTATCACAGCACTCCGCTCTTTCTGTGTGAAATTCCTTACCCTCCTCATACTGATAACCTCTACAGGTAAGATCCTTGTTAAATCCTTTAAATGCTTTCATAGATTTTTCTCCTTTTCTATGTGTGTTATTTTTATTGATAAATAACTTAATCCTCAATATGAGGAAAATTTAGATAGTTTTTGAAAAATATTTTATTTACTGCTTTCCATTCTTTCTCTAGTACGGTTTACCTTAAAGGTCTTAACCGCTAAGAGCTCATCCTCTGGGATCTGGAGGAGATACTTTACCTGCTCCAGCATTAACTCTACATCTGCGATCTCCTCTACTAAGTTATCTCTGGCAATAGCCTTTTTATCCTCCGCTACAGGCTGTCCTAAGCCTGTTTCTACTCTGCGGTACTTGTTTACCGCCTGTATAAGCTCTGCACACTCCTCTACTAACTGGTTACTCTGTGCCTCATATCCATAATACTTAGCTGTTTCTAAGTTCATCTCTCTAATTTTACACATATTACTCATATACCTCCTCTATAGTTCTTCTTACTTTGTCTATGGCTCTATTCCAGCCTAACTCTATATCTCCTACTGCTCCGTTTAGAATATCCTCAAAAGGGATCTCCTGTACCTGCTTTACTGCCTCTCTTGCCTTTAAGAGCTCCTCCATAAAACTATCCTCAATGAGGTAATAATCTTTAGGATCTCCAAAAGATACAGCTATTGCATAATCGGATTTTCTCATAGCTAAGCTCTGCTCCTTAGCCTTATCTATCCAGCTCTTTTTTACTGTAATACTCTGGCTAGGGTTCATCTTTGTTTTTGCCTCTATAAATAGATCTCCTGCTATTACATCCCCCTTTAAAAATGGAGTAGATCCAGATCCTACTACCTGCCTACCTCCTATAGCCTTAGCTATACGCTTTTCCTGTTTTGAGCTCTTAGCTCTTGTACTATCTTTCAATCTCTATCTCTGCCTCCATGTTTAAATACTGATCCCTAAGTTTTCTCCATAAAGCCTCTCTAACCCTGCCTCTAAAGAAAAGAGGCTTTACCTCATATACCATACTAATTACACTTATACTATTCATAGCATCTAACATACTCCATCTACCATCACAGGCTCTAGCGTTAGCCCACCCTGTAAACTCCTTAAATGTACAATCCTTAATTTTCTTTTTCATTTACTTACTACTGCCTCCCCTTATAAAGAAATTGATAACAAACATCACAAAGAAAATAACCTTAAAAGAAACTCCAATCCCTAACAATCCAGCTACAAAAGCTATTAAAAAGCTCTCTACTAGAGTTACTCCTGCTGTTACTAAAATCACAAGTAATACATATCCAAACATTACTCCGCCTCTCTTTCTTCTAATCTCACTCCGCCATACTCCCAGAGATCCTTTTTCATCTCATCCATATCTAGCTCTCCATTTTGCCAGCGTTCATAGTACTGTAATACCAGCTCTGTAAACTCTGGTATCTTCTTTGCATAGGTCTTTTTCCAGTAATGATCCATGAGTACCTCCATAGGGAGTACTAAGAATAATGTCATAGCTGTATTTATGGCATCCTCCATAGCCTCCTGTTTGATCCTCTTAAGATCCTCCTCTGTTACCTGCCTTACTGCATTATGGAGCTGTGATCTGGTTAGATTATAGGTTTTTACCTGCTTACCTTTCTGCTTTTCAAGCCTACGCCTCTCAGCTCTGCCCATGATATACCGCCTCTACTTTCCACCGCTTAAGAAACTCCTCCAGAGAGTTATACTCAAACTTATAAGCTCTTACCGATACCACCAGTTTATTTCCTGTGCATCTGGTTTTAATCGGATACACCTTACCGCTCTGGAGCTCACACTCTACCCCTATGTATCTAGCTTTTATCATCCTGCTCCTCCTGTATACTTGCATCTTTTTACATGGGAACATCTAAAAATACAGGAAATACCATAATCCATCTCTACAAAGTAATACTTTCTACCTACCAGAAATAAATTATCATTATCTCTTACATAATCTGTTCCGCACTGTCTAAGTACTCCTGTGTACTCACTTCCATCAAAAAGCGTAACTGTTACCTCAGTATCCAAACGCTCCTCTAAATCTTCTCTCCTCATCGGATCCTCCTCTCTTTTTCAGATACTTAACTTAATCACAATCGGTAAGTATTTTTAGAATAAAAAAAAAGAGGATCCTAAGATCCTCTCTCTCTTTCTGGTATTAAAACTCCAGCACATTCTCCTCTATGAAAATATCCTTATGCACATCTGCCTTAAATGCTAAGAGTGCTCTGGAGGCTCTCAGCATTACCTCCTCATCTCCCATCATTTTAGCCCCTGTGTAGGTATTCTCCAGAAAGTCTATTACCTCCTGTTTCTGCTTTTCATTATCCATATATACCTCCTATAAATCCTCCCATCCAACATATCCCAGCTCTTTTAATTCCATCTTACTCTCCCAAATAGCATCCACTAGATTATCCGCCTCTATATCCTCTGGATCTGTGCTACACTCTAAGGCTACCTGTAACATTTTTATATAATCTATCAGCTCTTTTATACGCTCATCCATTAAGCCCTCCTATTTGAGTAAATCTTTTACTCCTACTGTAGTTTTCTTATATACAGCATTTTTTACAGCTCTCTTAGGGTTCTTTGCCAGCCCTACACCCTTTTTACCATACAGAGGATTAACTGCTTTCTTTACCGCCCTCTTAGCCTTACCTGTGGTACTTGCTTTGATAGCCTTTTTAAAGCTAGGTTTTCTTACTCCGATTTTCATATAATCCACCTCCTACTCTATGGATCCATAGATACTCATATACTCTATATTTCCATTAAATTTACTGGTTTCTGTACTAAATCCATCAAACTCTATAACCCTTGTATCATCCGCTAAAACCTGCTCCCAGCATTTCTCTATATCGGTATCACTAAAGGGCTTTGCAAACCTAAGAAACGCCTCCTTATACTGCTCCAGATCCTTATACTCTAAATATACTGTTACCTTAGTTCCTGTAGCTGATATAGTAGTTTCCTCTGTTTTAAGTTTTATCTGGTTCTTATGTACGCTACCATGATGCTTATAAGGCTCAAACTGATCCGCTGTTATCTCCTGCCCCATATTAGCCTCATTATACCTATTCAGATATAAATTGATCTCCTCATCATCTGCATAGATTACAGGTAGCTCCTCCGCCTCCTCTGTGGCTGTTTCTGGCTCCTCTGTTACCTCTGGAGTACTTTCTATAGCCTCCGTTACTTTCTCCGCCTCTGTGGGCTCATTTACCGCCTTATCTGTATTTCCACAGGCTGATAAGGATAGTGCAATACCTAAAGCTATTATTACGCTCAATCTCTTTATCATGTAACCACCTACCTTTTTATATAGTGGTTATATTATAACTCATTTATGAGGCTAACTCAATAACCATCCTAGCCCACGCTCTGGCATCATCTTCCCCATAAAGTTTATATACACACTTAGTATATGGTACCTTGTAATATAATCCATTAAGCCCCTCCGCTGTTAATCCTCTCCTGTCATACTTACGCTCCACATTCTGTAAATGATGCCTAAATTGATGTAAAAAAGGCTCTAACTCTGGCTCTGTAAGATATATCTCCCCTGTGGCTGATACATAGTTATCATCCCTTACCCAGCAAGTAATAACAGGAATTGATACCATGTATAAATCTGCTAACTCAGTATTAAGAGCTCTTATAGCCTCTAAAGCCTCTATCCTATCTACAGGAAATTTAAAATCCTTTAATAATTTTACAGCCCTACAATCCTCAAACCACTTTTTATAATACTCAACTCGTTTCTCAACACTTATAGTATCTTGCTTATTAAACATCATAAGATCAAACGGATCTACCATCTCTACATACCTCCATTATTTATACTGTTCATAAAATCTATCCACAATCTGTAATATCTTATCCTTAGCCTGTAAACTGTCTACCCACTCTTTAGGGAGGTGCTCTCCTCCAATAAATAACCCAGCTAAGGATCCTGTAATAGCTCCTATAGTATCTGTATCCTCTCCTAAATTAACCGCTCTTAATACTGCCTCTGTATATGAGTTTGAATTATACAGGCACCAGATACTAGCCTCCAAACTGTCTACTACATATCCGCTACTCTTTATATCCTCCTCAGAAAGAGTAAATACCCTGCTAAGACTTCCCAGCCTTGTATCTGGGTATTCGGTATCTTTATAATACTCATCTACCGCTTTTATGGCATCCTCCATAGCCTCATTTTTATCACTATACACCGTAAGATACATCCCAATATAAACATAGTATACACAAGCTATCTTACTAATTAGATGAGCATGAGTTAAACCAGATACCTTATAAATAAGATCTACAGCATTAGAGTTAATAGGCGTAACATCAAGATATAAAATCATCGGTAACATTCTCATAAGAGAGCCATTTCCATTACTGTACACATCACTACTGCCACAATCATTAACACTTTCTCCCATAAGGTACCGCTGGATAGCTAATCTGGTAGTACCTCCAATATCAAACACCTCTCCAAAAGGCGTATACTCTGCCATGTTATACCACCTAGAAAAAGCCTCCATCATACCATCTGTAGAAAAGCCTCTACACATACTATCTAATGTAGCTAATACCATACTCGTATCATCACTCCATGTACCTACAGGCTGGTTATGAGATCCATAACCCTCCATACTCTCCACAGGAGAGCTCTTTAATACTTCTCTCTGCACAAATTCTACAGGTACTCCCAAAGCATCTCCTATAGCTAACCCTA